TTATGCTTCAATCGGCTGCACTTGGCTTGCGCCGAAAAAACTTGCCGTGTACGTCTTGCCATCGCCGTGACTTGCCCAGATTAGGACGGCGCGGAAAAGCGCCTTGCTGCCGTGAATGACTTCATAGCCTGCCACTTTCCACTCTGCCCACGTTTTGCAATCCTCTGCAATCCCGGCGGCTGCTTTGGCTGCTGCAATCGCTGCCGCGTTCTGTGGGCGGGCTTTGGCGCTCTGCCAAGCTCTGTGCAGGGCTTCGGCAAATGCCAGCCCGCCCTTGCGGAAAATCGCCCACGCACGGCTCATAATGGCGGATAAATCATACTTCATAGCTTGCTCCTTTACTTTGTGGGGCAAACCGTGCTATAATAGGCTTGCCCTATTTGTGGGGTTGCGTCTCGCGGTGCTTTGGTCGGCCTTTGCGGGACGCTTTCTTTTTTGTCTTGGGGCTTCGGGTGCGCGGGGGCTCGGTGCTGTCTGCACGCTCTGTGGCGGTTCTTGCAATCCTGTCCGCGTCTTGTCTGGTATTTCTGGTGGGCTTTCGCTTGACGACTACCTTGACCTTTTCTCTTTCGACATCTTTATTATATACCATTGCGCAAGTACATTCAATATGCAAATTGCACAAAGGTATACACTTGCATAAGTACAAATTGTACACTTGCGCAAGTACAGATTGCGTGCTATAATATGTAAGAGGAGGTGTAACCATTGGGAACAGCAAGAACAAAGGCGAATAACAAATGGAATGCTAAAGCCTATGACCGTGTAAACCTCGTGTTGAAAAAAGATACCAGCCCGACAAAGGATGAAGTTCAAGCCGCTGCCGATGCAGAGGGAGTTAGCCTGAATGCGTATATTGTGGCGGCAATCAGCCAACAGTTAAATAAAGAGAAACCGTAAAGGGGGCGCTATTATGAGCGAGAGAGAGCAGGCAAAGCAGATTATTGATACCTTGCCGGATTACAAGATGCAGGCTATTTTGATGTTCCTGCGCGGCGTAGAGTTTGACGATGAACTAGAAGATGATCGTTTCTGTGAAAAGCTGGTTGACGATTATCTAAACGATGATTTGCCCGACAAGCACGAAAGCATCAGCCTGGAAGAGTTCGCGGCGCAGGAAGGTATTGCGTTATGAAATACCAAATCAAGATTGAAAAGGATGCTCAGAAATTCCTTAAAAAGCTGCCGCGCCCGGATGAAACCAGAGTCTTAAAGGCAATCGCCAAGCTTCCCGACGAGGGAGACCGAAAACAGATGAAAGGTCATCCGGGCTTCTTTCGGCTGCGTGTGGGTGACTACCGCATTATCTACACGGTAGACAACGGGCAGTTGATTGTGCGGGTCGTGGATGCCGGAAATCGCGGGCAAATTTACAACAGATATTAATGTCTATTCAGGAACGCTTCGGCGTTCCTTTTTTGCAGAAACCGCCCGGCGCAGGTCAGACAGACCCAGACACGGAAAGCAAGCGGGCGGCGCTTTTGGAAAAGCTGCAAGGCATACCCGCCGGGAATGATAGCAAAAAATAAGACGATGCGCTGCAAAGCCCCTGCAAGGCTCTGTGGCGCGTTTTGTATTCCAGACGGCAAAACTATATTAAACAGACCTGCAACGTAAAAACGGGCGTGTTTCTCGCGCTGTGGCGTTGCGATGCTCAAAGTATGCAAAAGCCCCGGCGGGACAAACCGCCGGGGGTAATTAGTTTAATGACACGATACGCGCATCACAGCGCCCACCTTGCCCGCTGGAAATACGCTGCTGTACTTGCTGCCAGTTCAACCGGCGTCTGCTTGGCTGCGTAAATATTTTGCGTCAGGTTAAAGCCGTTGCTGCTGCCCAAAAGTCAGCTCATTTTGCAGCCGAATCCCCGCATCCAGGCTGCAAGCGCCGTCCAGCCAGAACTTTTTATCATCCATACAGCGCCGCCTTTCTGCGTGTCTGTGCTTCTAACTCGTGGGAAATATCATTTGCCAGCGCATGGGCCATGTCAGAAACATTCGTAAACTGCATGCCGTTAATGCTGATCTGGAACACCATATCACCGCCAGTTTTTCCGCCATTACGGTAATTTTCTGCTTCCCGCGCCGTCAGCACCATTTCGCCCCTGTGCAGATTTGCAACATAGTTGTTATATGGTACATAATCAAGGCCGCCTGCGTGGCTGTGGTTGCTGCCACTACTGTTGACATCCACATTAACAGAGCGGTTTCCGAACAGGCTGTCCCACAAACCATTGAACCAGCTTACAAGGCTGTCCCAAGCTGCCGAAATGCCGTCAATAATGCCATCAATAACTGCGTCGCCCATCTGCATTGCGCCTTCTACAATGTCCGGCAAATGCTTTATAAAGTAGGTCAGCAGGGTCTCCACGATAGATGCAGCGGCAAGCATAATGTCCGGCAAGTGTTCCGAAACGCCCTCTACAAACGCAATCAGCATTTGTCCGGCAGTGTCAAGCATCTGCGGCAAGTTCTCATTCAGCTTTGAAACCAGCGTTAAGACGATTTGCAAGGCCGATTGTGCAACGGTCGGCAGCATCTGATAGATGCCGTTGCCCAACACGGTTATAATTTGAATCGCAGAATCAATAAGCTGCGCCGCGTTGGCGCTGATTTCCGTCACAAGAGTCTGCACGATGTTGACGGCAGACTGTGCCAGCTGCGGCAGGACGGTTTCAATCAAGCTCGGCAGCTCTGCCATGATGGGCGGGACAAGGCTCTCTATCAGCTTAGCGGCGCCGTTCAGGGCGACTTCTACGCGGGGAATGATATTGCTTGCCGCTGTAGTTGCGCTATCCACAAAGTTGCTGATAAGCTGCCCAAAATTGGCATTATCGTCCGCAACACCTGTGACAAGGTTTGCCCATGCGGCTTTTGCGGCGCTCAAGCTGCCGGAAATCGTGGTAGACGCTTCTTTTGCCGTTGTGCCTGTAATGTCGTACTCCGTCTGAATATCATGGATTGCAAGGATAATGTCCGAAAAGCTGTCAATGCTGTAATCTGTGTATTTACCCTGTGCCGCATTGAGCTTGTTTGCATCATCAAGCAAGCGCTCCATTTCTTCTTTCGTGCCGCCATAACCCAATTTCAGGTTATCCAATAACTGGAATTGTCCCTTTGCAAAGCCATTGTATGCGTCTTGTACGCTATCGGCGGAGCTGCCGAATTTGTTCCAGTTGTCGGTCATGTCAGATACAGCCATATTAGATAATTCCGCTGCCCGTTCCGTATCGCCGCCCAGACTGGACACAAGCGCAGCTGCATAAGATGTTGCTGTAGTCATGTACGCATTGGCCGTCATGCCGGACGTTTTATAGGCATCGGCCGCATACTGCTGCACTTTGGCTGCGCTGTCTTTGTACAGCGTTTCCACGCCGCCTACAAGCTGCTCATAGTCCGCATAACTGTTTACGGCAAGCGTTGTAAGCGCCGATACTGCCGCCTCGCCCGCTGTGGTAGCGGCAACGGATACTTTCGCAACGTTCGCAGCAACGGTAAAAATGCCCTTGCCAACTGTTGAAGCGGCAGAACAAACCTTTTCAAACAGCCCTGTTAAACCGCCCGCGCTGCTTTTCGCATCTTTCATGCCCTTCTCGTATTCGCTGGAATCAAGGCACAATTTTGCATACAGATTATATGCGTCCAACTACATCGCCGCCTTTCCCAGCTTATAACCCAGTCTGTACAGCTCATACAGCGACTTCGCGTAGCGCTGCCGCTCCCGGCTAGCGTGTTTATCCCGCTCATGCTGACGCATCGGGGAACCCGCAAGGCCTTCTTTGAATCCCATGTCAACGCAGTTCCGCATATCTGTCGCAGTTTTCTGGATGAGGGTTTCCGGCGCATCAGACGGCATAGTGTGACGCACTGCACGCTCAAAATATTCTTGGCTGAAAAGCTCCATGTTTTCACCACCTCTATTTTATTGACACGTGAGTTATTCTTCGATGGTATCCGTCAACAGCACCTTGCCATCCATAACAGCGGCCAGGTCAATGAGCTTCTGGCAAAACCCGTCGTTTTTAAGGCAGTTGGCACTATAGCCGTTAAAGTCGTTGAGCGCTTTCTGCGCAAACATTTTCAGCGTGTTCATCGCTTTCAGCGGGGCTTCAACATCCAAAATGCGCACGTTCAAAGAATGTTTTACAGCATATTCTCGGATGGGTTTTGCCATAGTCGGGTTTGCGTTGTGCCTGTCGGCAATGTGCTGCAAGTCAGCTGCGCTCGTGATAAACACGGGGTTAAGCACTTTCAGGT